GGGTCGAGATGAAAGTCGTGGGCGAATACCCGCTCCGCGCCAAAACCCCCATACGGCTTGCGCACTGGACCAGCGGCCAGCGGTACTGGGCCGAACGGCACCAATCGAGCGGGGGTAAGGTCGGGCTGCTCGTCGAATTCGCGACGACCGGGGACTTGTTTCTGTTCGCGGGTGGCGACGTGGCACTCCAGATCGACAAGTGGACCCGGGCCGACTGGGAGCAGCACGCGGTGTGGCACTCGGACCGAAATGCAGACTGCAAGCAGATACTTGACGGCTTGCGTCTGGTGTGATAAAGTAGCGGGGCATCGCGCAATGCGGTGCGCTGGTCTAGCGCCAGCACCGTGGAACCCAAGCCCTGTTCCACCGTTCCACCAAGATGGAACAACCAATGGAACGCCCTCCCCATTCGAAAAAGGAACAGCTGTTCCAGCGTTCCACGCACGCGAGCGACTTTGCCGTGTCAACGAACTCTGCATGTGGGGGGGTACGAGATGGAACAATGGAACAAGCAATGTCCGAAGTTAACGAAGCCCCGAGGGACGCGGGTTTTCGGCCTGTCGAGGTGTTCCATCGGCTGTTCCATCATCGTGGAACAATGGAACAAAGCACAACCCGCTCTAGACGCCAATTGTTGTTGCACCACCACATGGGGCTTCTCTTCTCCCTCCTCACGTACGCGCACGATTTCTTATAACTTCCGGTTATAACGAAGGCCGTTTCTTATAATCCGTTTCATCAGCAAAACGAATCCTTGTGTGGCCTTGCTGCCTGTGCTTTAATCCGCCCATGTCTTTCCACGATGATCTCACGACCCTGGACCAAGTTGGTGCCGAAACCCTCGCGGACTACGAGCGCCGTGCCGGGATTTCTGCCCGTGCCTTGCTCGACGCAATACGCCGGGACCGCGTGCGCCTTCCACCCAGCGAGTCGTGCCTGTTGTCCTACTCGCTCACGTGTAACGACCCGTCGATCGTGGCCACTGGCGCTTTGCAGCTGCATGAAGAAACACGGGCACTCAAAATGCTGATCGTGTTGGCCGAGTACCGCGATGGTCCCGATTCTTCGATGTTCTCGATGCGTCACGCTTACACGACCGCTGGCGTGCATCGCACGACCTTGATGCACTGGCGCAGGGATCACCGGCTTTTTGATTCGCTCATGGAAGCGATCCAGGAAGAGATGGTCGACACGATGCGTGCCGAAGCTTACCGGCGATCGGTGGTGGGACACGATGAGCCGCTGGTGCACCAAGGCGTGAAGACGGGCGAAACAGTGAAACGGTTCAGCGATGGGCTGCTGCAGTTCACGCTCATGGGCTACGATGCGAAATTCCGAGCAAAAGATGTGAACATGAACGTCTCTGGCTCGCTCGACTCAAACATCAACATCGAGGGACTCCGTGATCGCCTTGCACAACGGCTTGAGCAGAAGTCAAAGGCAGAAGGCTAGCAAAGCCCGAAACCTCGTTGACCCGTCGAACCTTCGCGAGTTCGTGGGAGAGCTGTCGAACAGCGAAGCCATCGAGCTGTACTACGACTGGCAAACCTGGGCACGCCCGAACCAATACATTCCCCCCGGCGACCTTTGGACCATCTGGCTCATTCTCGCGGGACGCGGGTGGGGCAAAACTCGCTGTGGCGCTGAGTTCGTGCGCTACCACGTCGAAAACGGTCTCGCTGGTCGTGTTGCACTCATCGCCGAAGACGCTGGCGATGCACGCGACGTGATGATTGAGGGCGAGTCCGGCATTTTGGCCATCTCGCACCCCAAGTGCAAGCCAGTGTTTGTCCCATCGAAACGTCGGATCGAGTGGCCCAACGGCGCGATTGCCACGATCTATTCGGACAACGACCCCGAAACGCTGCGCGGACCCCAACACGATTTGGCCTGGGTGGACGAGCTGGCGAAATTCCGCAACGTCGAAGACATGTGGTCGAACCTTATGTTCGGCCTTCGCCTTGGGCAAAAGCCCCGCGTTTGCGTTACCACGACACCCAAGCCGATCCCGATTGTGCGCAAGCTCATGGACGACGACCGTGTGTACCTGACCACTGGCACGACGCACGAGAATTTCAACAACCTCGCGCCCACGTTTCGTGACGAAATCGTGTCGCAGTACGAGGGCACGCGACTGGGAAGGCAGGAGCTGTACGCGGAGGTGATCGACCCCGAAGACTACGGCATCGTCAAACGCGAGTGGTTCAAGCTGTGGGACGCGGATCGCCCGTTGCCCGAGTTCTTATTCATCTTGCAATCGTACGACTGCGCCTACACCGAAAAGACGATCAACGATCCGACTGCGTGCAGCACTTGGGGCATCTTTCGCCCAAATGAAGACCGCCCACTTTGCGCCATGCTCATCGACTGCTGGGAGGACTTCCTCGCTTACCCGGACCTGCGCCCACGCGTGATCGACGAGTACAAATCGGTCTACGGCGAACCGGGCAAAAAGGTGGACTTGGTGCTGGTCGAGGACAAAGCATCGGGTATCAGCATTTTGCAAGATTTGCAGCGAGCACAAGTGCCGTGCCGCGCCTACAACCCGGGGCGAGCCGACAAAGTGCAGCGTTTGCACTTGGTGGCCAACGTCATCCTGCACGGTCGCGTTTACGTGCCCGAATCCACGGTCCACCGGGGCCAACCACGCGACTGGGCTGAACCGCTGGTAAGCCAGATCTGTTCGTTCCCCGAATCCGAGCGGGACGACTTGACCGATACTACGACCCAAGCGTTGCGACTGCTGCGCGACATGGGCTTCCTCAATTTCGACCCAGTGCCCGACGACGACTACGCGGACGACGAACGGCAAGAAAAGGTCAACCCATATGCACAGTGAGGCGAAACATGGCAAATTGGTATGAAGACTTGGCGAAAACGCTGGACCCACAGCCAGCCGATCTGGCCACGATTTTTGCCGGTGCACGTTCAGCTGTCCCTATTTACGCGCTCATGGGCGCGACCGGCTTGAACGAGGGCGAAGATGAAGCGCTGCGCAAGCTGTATGGCCCGATGCCCAAGCCCTCGATGCCGCCATTGAGCGAAGAGGACGAGCAAAGCCGGATGATCGCGGATTTCGAGCGTCAATTCCCAACGCCCGAGTTGCGTCGCGCAGCGTTGCAGCATATGCGTGCCGTTCGTTCCAATAAGGCGTACGACCCGGCGACGGCTACCCGGCGTGTGGACTTTATGCCACAAGGCACGGGACCCGAGATGCGAGCCACGCCGCCCAAGGCGCGAAGCTCCGACTTGATGCGTGCACCAGTGGCGAGGCGTGCGTTTGCTGGTGGTGGCAGTGCGAAAAAGACTGTGCAGCAGATGGCGGATGAACTATTGATGAAAGGCACGAAAGTCGCCGACAAACCGGACCTCGCACGCCGTTCACTATTCGGACTTAAGGCCCAACCGGCGATGGATTTCCCACTGGCCCGGATCGACGACAAAGCGCTCACCAAGCTGGAGAAGCAATTTGGCAAAGAGGGCAAAGCGCCAACGTTGACCGAAAAGACGACCACTGTGTCGCCCGATGCGGGAGCTACGAAATCAACGCTCAAATCGATCACCGAAACGCCTTTGTCCCGTCGCACCGTACTTAAATCGGCTGCGGGTCAGGTGATGCAAAGCATGCTGCCTATGGACGAGTTGGCCAAGCTGGCCGATATTCCCGCTGCTGCGACCCCAGTTGGTGCTATGGCCCAAGCAGCTCGAGTTGCACCAGCATTGCCGGTCACGGTTGAGTCGGTGCTTGCCGCTGCGATGAATCGGGGCTTGAGGAAGCAAGAGGCGATCGATGTGGCCGCAGCGCGATTCCCAGAGTTCGACTTTAACGAATTAGAAGATAGATGGCGGGTGCTGAAAGACCCGTACAGGCAGATCGGGGAATATTCGGACGATGCCGATGTGGACTTGCTCGAAATGAGTCGCCCCGCTGAAAATATGCGCGGTATCATTGGCGCTCCAATGAGTGGCCCATTGATGGCGACACGCCCGTACATGCGTGCAATGAGAGAAGCATCGCCCAGAATCTATGGGAAAGCTAAAGAGTTTTCAAAAGACGCAGCCGAAAGTTCGTTAGAAGGGATGATAGATCGTGGCTTGCTCCAGGGCGATGACGAGATAGCACGATTTTTGCGCAACGACCCGTCGATTTACGACCTTATGGGCCAGCGCTGATAAAATACAAGGACTTTTATGGCAACCGAATTCCCACAACCGCAGATGGAAGCAGCACCCGGACCCGAGGATACCGAAGGTCTGGTGTTCGACTTGGATGACGAGTTCGCAGAAGTAGAAGAGCAGCCCGATGGGTCCGCGATCGTGCGGATGGACGAGTTCGAAGGTCCGATGCAGGATGGGGATTTCTACGAGAATCTGGCCGAAACGCTGCCCTCGTGGGATCTGAGCCGCATTGCGCTCAAGTACATCGAGATGGTGGAAAAGGACCGGGATGCGCGGAAAGATCGGGACAAGAAATACGAAGAGGGACTGAGGCGCACTGGCATGGGGAACGACGCCCCGGGTGGTGCGACGTTTGCCGGGGCTAGCAAGGTCGTGCACCCGATCATGGCCGAGGCGTGCATTGATTTCGAATCGCGAGCGATTAAAGAGCTGTTCCCACCGGACGGTCCAGTGCGGACCAAGATCGTGGGGAAAAGCGAAGAGGAAGCCACACTTCGAGCCGAACGCAAACGCGACTTCATGAATTGGCAGCTCACCGAGCAGATCGAGGAATTCCGGGACGAGCAAGAGCAGATGCTCACCCAGCTGCCTTTGGGAGGATCGCAATACTTGAAGCTCTGGTACGACACCCGGATGAAGCGACCCTGCGCCGAATTCGTGGCGGTGGACAACGTGCTGCTGCCATTCGCTGCCGGATCGTTCTACACCGCTCAACGAGTGACGGAACAGCAGGACATTACCCAGGAAGAATTCGAATCGCGGGTTGCCAGCGGTCTGTACCGCGACATCGACATCATCCGCGCCAGCATGGAACCCGAGACCTCAGCTGCAGAAAAGGCGAATAACAAGATCGAGGGTCGGCAATTCGACGACAATGAGGACGGACTGCGCCGGGTGTACCACATCTACGTGAACATGCCGGTGGAAGACGACGGGCACTCGGAAGGCGAGATCGCACCCTACATTTTGATGATCGATGAGTTGAACACCGAGGTCATTGGGTTGTACCGCAACTGGGAAGAGGGCGATGAGAGCATGGCGAAACTCGACTGGATGGTCGAGTTCAAGTTCATCCCGTGGCGTGGAGCCTACGCGATTGGTCTGCCCCACCTGATTGGTGGTCTGTCGGCTGCACTGACTGGTGCTTTGCGTGCGTTGATGGATTCAGCGCATATTAACAACGCCGCGACGATGCTCAAGCTTAAAGGCGCGAAGATTTCGGGGCAATCGCAGCAGATCGAAGTGACCCAGGTCGCCGAGATCGAGGGCGCACCAGGGGTCGACGACATTCGCAAGATCGCAATGCCGATGCCTTTTAACCCACCGAGCGAAACGCTTTTCAATTTGCTGGGTTGGCTCACTACCGCTGCGAAAGGTGTTGTGACCACCAGCGAGGAAAAGATCGCCGACGTCAACGCCAACGCACCCGTCGGGACCACTCAAGCGCTGATCGAGCAGGGTGCAGCGGTGTTCTCGGCAATTCACGCACGTTTGCACCAGTCGCAAGGCCGGGTGCTGATGATCCTGCAGCGTATCAACCGCTGGTATTTGGACGACATGCGCAAGGGAGACATAGTCCAAGAGCTTCCGATCAAACGCGAGGACTTCAATCGCAACACCGACGTGATTCCGGTGAGCGATCCGCACATTTTCAGCGAAACTCAGCGATTTGCACAAAACCAAGCGGTGCTGGCGCTGATGGACAAATACCCGGACCAGTTCGATAAGCGTGCCGTCATCCAGCGGGTGATCAAGCAGATGAAGGTGCCGAACCCCTCGGAGTTGATGCCAAGCATTGTGGAGCCGATGGAGATGAATGCAGCCGAGGAAAACGCATCGATGTCGATTGGTCGTGCCGCATTCGCCTACCCCCACCAGAACCAGTTGGCACACATCCAGGCGCACTTGGACTTCGCACTGAACCCGATGCTGGGGTCTTCGCCTATTATCGCCCCCGCTTTCATGCCTTCTTTCCTGGAGCATTTCAAGCAGCACTTGATCCTTTGGTACATGGGCCACATGAACGGGTACGTGGAGGAGTCGCTGGGCAAGAAACCCGAGGACTACGACGTGCCGGGAATCACTGGAGAGATCGACAAGCTGTACGCGTTGGCCTCGCAGCACACTGATCTGGACACGAAAGAGGCGTTTACCAAGGTCATGCCAGCGTTGCAGCAGATTGTACAGGCGATGCAGCAGAACAAGCCCGAACCGCCAATGGATGGAGCGGACAAAGTGATTCTGCAGACCTCGATGGCCGAGACTCAACGGCGTGCGGCAAAGGACAAGATGGACGCGGAGCACGACAAAGCAAAATTGCAAGCCACGATGCTGGACAACAACCGCCAAATGCAGATCGAAATCGCGACAAACGCGAGCGACAATTTGACGGAGGAACGAATCAAGAATGCGGAGCTGTCGCAGGATGCCTCCGTCTTGAAACTGGAGCAGGAGAAAACTGCAATCACCGCGCTGGAAGGCGCACAACGAGCCTTAGGAGGTCAAAATGGCTACAAATAACGCAGGTCAGATGGGTCAAGATGTGAATATGCACAAACGCATGGCGATGGGTGCAAAGCTCGACGGGTCATCGTTGGGCGCGAAAGAGGACACCAAGTCTTCTAGCAATACCAAGCCCAAAGTCGGCGCGTTGATGCAAGCGAAGAAGAAATAATGCGATACGTCAGCGACTTCGTGGGTGCTATCGAAGAACGCAAAGCGGCGATCGCCAAATCGTTAATTGACGGCCATGTCGTCAATTTCGAAACCTACCCGCGATTGGTAGGACAGCACCAAGGGCTTGAAGAAGCTCTGGATACCTTAAACCATCTTCTAAAGGAAGAGGAAATCGATGATGAAAAATGAACCGGAAGCTTTGAATGAAGCGGCGTTGCAGGAAGCATTTCCAGCAGTTGATCCCGGTGCTAAACCAGTAGGTGGACGGGTTCTCGTCCAGTGGAGACAGACCAAAAAGACTGTCACCAGCTCTGGTATTGTGCTGATCGAAGAGACCAAGGAAACTGAGAAGTGGAACAATCAGGTGGCGAAAGTCATCTCTTTGGGGCCACTGGCTTTCAAAAAGCGCGACTCGCTCGAATCGTGGCCCGAGGGCAACTGGATCGAGGTGGGAGACTACGTGCGTATGCCCAAATGGGGTGGTGATCGTTGGGAAGTACCCTACGGTGACCCCGATCTGGGCGAAACCGCGTTGTTCAGTGTGTTTAACGATCACGAAGTCATTGCGAAAGTGACTGGAGATCCCTTGAAAGTGAAGGCGTTCATATGAGCACGGTCGATAAATTAGAATTGCAAATGTCGGAGGGTTCAGATGGGTCAGCGACGGTGTTGCTGCCACCCGGAGAAGCTCCAGAAAATGGCGGTGGTGCCGAAACGGAATCGCGGAAAAGCTCAGCGGATTCCGATGACGACCACGATGATGATTCCAGCGGTGGGGTAGATAATACTCCAGATCCCGATCCGCAGCGGGAGGCCATCCGGCTGGCTCGGCGCGAGGAGCGTAACCTCAAGAAGAAGCTCCACAAGGCCCGAACAGCCGAGTCGAACCATCTGATCACCACTCTGCAGCGCCAGAACGAGCAGATGACCGAACGATTGGCGGTGCTGGAGAAGCGCACAGCGGGTGCTGATGTGGCACGGCTGGACAAGGCGATCGAGGATGGTCATGTGCGGTTGCAATACGCCAAGATGAAGATCAAAGAGGCGACTGAGATGGCTGACGGCACCGGTTTGGCCGATGCTCAGGAGGCTTGGTACGATGCCCGACGACAGGTCGAATCCCTCGAAGCGCTGAAAAAGCGTGCGGTGGCGGCACCCAACACTCCGGCAGTTCCAAAAGCTCCAGATCCTCGTCTAAAGCGTTTAGCCGGTGACTGGATGGCGCGAAACGATTGGTACGACCCCAATGGGAGGGATACTGACAGCCGTGTCGCGGTCAAGATCGACGAAAGTCTCGTCGAGGAAGGCTGGGACCCCAACACCCCCGATTACTGGTCGGAATTGGACAATAGATTGACAAAATACCTGCCTCACCGTTATAATGGCGGAAATGACGATCAGTCATCTGCTCAAAATCGGAGACCAAGGCAAGTGGTTACAGGATCTGGACGGGAATCTAGTAATTCGTTAAGACCGAACGAGTTCCGTCTGTCTCCAGAGCGTGTGCGAGCCATCAAGGATGCGGGTCGGTGGGATAATATGGCCGAACGCAACAAGATGATCAAAAAATACGCTGAATATGACCGCTTAAACGCCAACAGGAGCTGAACATGAAAGATGACCGTCTAAAGAAAGATACTACCGCTGGTGGCCGTGAATCCCGCGCATCGCAGGATCGCCAACGTGCCGAT